ATCGTACTTGCGGCATACTTGAGGCCAGAGCCTCCTCCCATTTCTTTAGTTGGGACATAAGAACCGATAACATCGTAAGTGTGGTTTGTTACTATTAGTGGAATGTTTGCTTGACCCAACTTCAGAGTTAGCATTCTGAAAGCACCTTTCACAAGTTGAGATTTAGTCATATCTCTTACTTGCTTATCTGCTAAAGCGTCATTTATTTCTTTTTCTGTGGAAAGCATACCTAAAGAATCTAACACAAACATACAAGGTTTGCGTTCTTCTTCAGATGTTTTTAAGTATATATCTACAGCACGAAGTGCCTTACTCCTAAACTCTTCAATAGTAACTACATTTACTACAACTAATCTCGTTAAATCAATTCCACGGGACTCAAGTAATCCTTTATTAACAGCAGCCTCAGTATCGAAATAAAGACAGTAACCATCAGGATTAGAGTCCAAAAAATTCTTGACAACTGCGAGGGAGAAGTAAGTTTTTCCTGTAGAGGTTTCACCAGCGATGGCAGTAATGCGATTGCTAGATACGCCACCATAAATGGAACCCGACACCAATCCATTAAAGATGTATGAACCTGTGTCGATGTATTGTTCGTTTTCTTGGATGTCTGATGCGACTTGTGTGTATTCGTCACCTATCTCCTTTACTACTTCTTTTAAAAAATCCATTCTATATCCTCAATAAAATTATTATAGCATATTTTTGTGAATAGGAGCACCTCTACTTTGATCAACTTCTAGTTTAAATACATTCGTTGAAAAATATAAATTACCAGCTATTGATATTCTAGTATCATCACACTCAAAGAATGGATACACTTGATGTGCCAACATAGCAGGAAAAACCACCATAGATCCAGCATCTTCAGGATCCATTGTCCAAGTCATACCTTGAATAGAACCTAAAATGTCAGTATAAAGGAATTGAAAATCTGAAGATGCTGGAGAAGATGTATTTTTAGATATTGATAAATTATGTTGCTCCTGAGATTTAGTTGGAATCTTCATCCAAATAACAAAAGATAATGCACCACCATGAGAATGTATTGGATTAAATTCAGTTTGTCTCGAATAATTAACCCAAAACTCTTGCAAAACTAACTCAGAACATCCCATATTACTAAAAGGATTTCTAAATGAAGATGCTGAATAATTCTCTTGAATATATCTCTCACATGGTTCTTTTAAATGATTATTAAAAAAATAATCATCACTGTCTTCCAAATAAAGGCTCTCAGAAATATTTCCTGCAAGAAATTGCTTTGCATCCTTCTTTTTAATTTCTGCCTTTTCTATCTGCTGCCAAAGATAAGTTTGGGCAGCAGTCCCCAATTCACATTTTAAAAGTGGTATATTTGGAGGCATAATATAATACCACTTATCATTTTCTTTCATTAAATATCACACTCCACTACAGTATCCTCCCAAATATCTCCATTCAATCTATTTGTATCTCTAATATTTTTCAATAAGAAATAAAGTCGAGTATCACCACCAAGTGATAGTGCATTAATAATAGTATCCAAATCTTTATGATTGATAGGTAATTCCATTAAGAGAAAAAAGAATCTAGGTTTACAGTTTTTTCCACACTCCATCCTATAGCATTTAGAATGGCTCTAAGTGGTTCCACAAAACTCTTATCAAATTGTAAATCATAATCGATGTACATATTGAGTCCAAGTTCATGTGGAAAATCTTGAATAAAAGATATTACATTTTCTTGAATAATATTTGGTTTCTTTAAATACAGAAACTTCACCTTCTCACCATTTCCAATAGCAGAATATTTATTATCCAGTTTCTTTTGCTTCACATAATGATTATAAAGCAAAGCACCACGTATATGTATAGGAGTTCCTTTTTCATATATTGTTGAATATGCTTTATACTTCTGAACATTAGATGCTGTTCGGGGAAAGGCGATTTCTTCAGGTGGAAGTTTTCTAAACTTAGTTCTACATTCTTCAATATACTTCTGAACATTTTCTTCAGTATCATTCATCATTAACTTGAGAGCATCTTTAATCATTGCCCTACAAGGTGCTGGTGTTGAGGATTTAACTGCCTCAATACCCATCATCTTTAGTTTGGGTTCATCATATCGAACACCTTCACTATCCCACACATTTAAAATGTATCTTTTCTTGGCAGTCCATATACCACGATCAGCGATGTTCTCTCTCTTCATAAACATCTTCTGATCATAAGCACCTACGTAGTCGGCCAGTTCTTGGTAAGAACGGTCAATAAAAGGCTCAAATTCAGTTTCACACACCTTGTTAAGGAACCCAACAACGACCTCATTAGTTTTCTCTCTGCCCTTGTATACAGCCTCAACCAGAGGACCCAAGTTGAGGTAGATACTATCAGTATCACTAGCAATAACATAATCTTCTCCTTCTGTTTTAAGTATCTTATTCATTTTGGCATTCATCTTGTTTTCTATCCAACGGATAGAAACTTGCCCACTTAAGGTAATGGCTTCAGCATTAGCCAGTTTGTAATATCGAAAATACTGATTGCCGATAGCACCATAAGCAGAGTTAAGAGATATCTTCTTCGCCATCTGGATATTGTTACACCTAGCAATCTCCTTCTCCAATGCTTCCGTGGGTGTCTTCTCATACTGCTGCTTTGCCTCAAGCATCTTTTTCTTGAAAACAACACGGTCCCCGTACATCTTGTCCATAAGTTCAGGAAGGAAGCCTCGCACATCTTTCCTGTATTGAGCTCCATTCGCACAAACTGCATAATCTCCATCAAACTCACACTCCTTGTTTAAGATCCTTTCAACGCTGGCACTACTGTGTCTAGTCTCCCTGATGGTCTCTGGGGAAATGTTATATTGCATAATAAGGTGAGGATACAGACTATTGAGATCAAAACTGACCACCCAATCATACTTTCCTGGTTTCGGTTCCTTGACATAAGCACCTGCGTATTTGTCGTTTTTGTCAGACCTATTTTTAGGAGGAATAACAATATTCCTTCTCTTCAAATAGTTATAGATGATTGTATCCCACATCCGCACTTGATAGAACACATCCTCATAGTTCACCTTGGCTTCATATGCCATAGTAAGGGCAAGTTCAATCAACTTCATCTTGCTTTCCAAACGGTCAACAAGTTCTACGTCAATGATGTTATATTCTACAAACTTTTGCCAACCATTTGTATAGAAGTCCTTGAATGTATCAAACTCAGAGTGATCGAGTTTCTTTTGCCCCAATTCTACACCAGCAATATAATCCAAACGATAGGATTCCTGTGCCTTGTAAGTAAACTTCTTATACAAGTCAAGATAATCTAACTGAGATACGCCACCAATATCATAAGTGATATGTTCACGACCCATAATCACAGTTGTATCTTCAGTCACAAGACCCCAAGGGGACATACGCTTCTTTAACTTCTCGCCAAGAATACGATCTATCCTACGACAAAGATATGGAATATCGTATAGCTTAGTATTCCATCCAGTAATAACTTCTGGTGTATTAGACTCAATCATCCACCAGTTAATAAAATCATTTAAAAGTTCATACTCAGTTCTAAATGATTTGTATAAAACATTCTCTTGTTTATTCTTAAAAGGTCCTAAACCCCAAGTTATAATCTGCTTTGTATTATAATCCTGTATTGATATAAGAAGTATTTCTTCTGCAGCAGATTCTACATCAGGGAATCCTTGTTCAGACTTAACCTCAATATCAAGTGTAACTAATTTAATCTTTTGAATATCAAACTTTAATTCCTGTTCTGGATACTTCTCAGAAATATACTGATATATAAATCTCTCATTCCCATAAACATTAAAATTTTCTACATCACTATATCTCTTTATAAAATCCCTACTCTCACGAACAGTGCCTGGTTCAATTGCTTCTACATATTCACCCTCTAATGTTTTATATTTCGTCTTCTTTTTTGAATCGACAAAAAGAGTTGGGTAAAACTTCTCACGGGTTGCAAAGTGTTTTCCATCTTCATAACCACGAACCAAGAAGTTGTCTCCAACCATTTGAACGTTTGTATAAAATCGCATTATGTAGTGAGTTCAGTATACCTATCAATTACCTCTTGAGTGGGTTCGGCAATAGTAAGAATGTCCTCTGATCTTAGCATAAATTCTGTTTGATTGGAAGCTGTTAACCAAGGTGTCATATTATCTAAAGAATTGAATAGATATGGGTTTATGAACTTACAATCTGGTTCACCAGGTTCTGCCATTACCTCTATAACTTCAGTAATAAGAGTATTGTTCGCATCAAGTAATACACATTTAATCGCCATTTTTCTTTGCCTCAAATTTTGCTTCTTTGAATGTTTTGCTTTTTTCCAAATACATTTCCCGAATACTATCTATGGGATCAACTATTGTTACAACCCAATCTGTAGGAATAACAACCTGAGTATCTTTAGAAATAATTATCCAAGGTCTAAACATAACATCTATTTGCCCATTCTCGTTCTCTTTAGGGCTGGTTAATACTGCATGTGGATGATCTAAAAGATATGCATATGGTTCTACAGTATTTTCATTAGCTGCCAATTCTTTTGCATCTGAAATCAGAAGTTCTCCTGATTTTAAAAGAGTTAATTTTATTGCCATAGAATTTTTCTTTTATTATAACACATTTTTACTACTAATCAAGGTTTCTTTTTCTGGAAGATACATATATTTTATTTCACTATTTCTTAAAGTCCAAAGACCATCTTGAATAGTATCTACCATAGTATCACCAGCGATATTAAATGAAGTATTAAAAAGAATAGGAACTCCAGTTAATTTATAGAACTCAGAAATCAAATCATAGTAATGTTTATTCTGTTCTCTAGTAACCGTCTGTATTCTACAGGTTCCATCTACATGAACTATTGATGGTATTAGATCCCTTTTCTCAGGCAATACATCAACAGCATACATCATAAAAGGACTCTCTTCCAACCTATCCATATCAAACCAATCCCTAGCGTGTTCCAAAAGAACAGTTCCAGCAAAAGGTCTGAAATATTCTCTTTTCTTTACCCTATTCACTATATCCTTACCATCCTTCACTCTAGGATCAAATAACATAGATCTATTTCCAAGTGCTCTTGGACCTATTTCACTTCTACCTTGAACAATAGCAACTATATTTTGATTAGATATTAGTTTAGCAATATCCTTTGGAGCTGCTTCATACTCATCCTCATAATCTTTCAATTCATAATCATATTGTAGTGGTCTTCCGAGATATAAAGTTTTTAATTTAAAATCAACCTTAGTATGTGGATCATAAGCATTATAAGCACCACCTAAAGTAACACCAGAATCATCACAAACAGGTTCAACATAAAGATTTACATCTTTAGGTAAAGATTTCAATAACTTATAATTAGCAACACAATTTAAAGCACATCCACCAGTTAATATTAAATTTTTACTCTTACCCATAGACAATGCTCTTTTACAAGCAGAAATTAAATATTTTTCATAATCATCTTGAATTCTCCAAGCAACATTATGTCTATTTTCTGTTGTTTTAGGTATTGATTTTAAATTTATAACTCTTGCACTACAAGAACCAAAAAGATATGTAAAAGATTTATCAGCAAAAAAGTTTTCAGGAGTCCTTGCTTGAATCCTAACATCACCATACTTAGCATTTTTTTTCTCATCTTCTTCTGCAGAATAACCCTGACTATTCAAGATACAACTTTTATTACCAAAATATTCAGTAGAAATAAATTCAGGTATATTTTCAGAATCTTTCCCATATGCAGAAAGACCTAATGTTTTCCCACATTCTAATCCATCAAAACCTAACCATTCTGTAATAGCGGTATAAACAAATCCTGCTCCAATATTACTTTTCAAATTAACCCAAGATGGTATATCATTATCTCTAATATCAACAACAGTAGATCCAAGTCCTACAATATTTTTTTCTAAAGTTATACAAACAGGTGATTGCTTCTTATCAATATCGTAGATTGTTTGATTCTCTTTTCCATAAGTATATAAATTACCTGCACCATCAATCACTATAACTGTAGCATCATCAAATCCAGAATGTGAAAATGCACCTCTTGCGTGTAATAGATGATGATCTGCATGAATACTTACTTCTTGTTTAGATGTTCGTATACCTGATATTTCATCAAGATATGATTTGATAAATCCAAAATCAGTAAATTGATAACATAAATTTGAAAAGGAAATATCCTCTATAGTTTTACACCATTTACGAATATCAAATACAGCTTGTACAGGTGGACAAGCATGCTTTCTATGACCAAGTCTCTCCTCAATGATAAGCATAACTTTATCATCTTGCACTAATGCCACAGCAGAATCATGTGGTCCAGTATGAATACAAACGTGTGCCATTAACAAGTTGCCTCATATACTTCCCCTATCTCCCAACACTCTATACCTTCATCCCTAATAATATCCATAGTAAGTTCCTTCCTATTATCAGGAACAATTACACAATATCCAATACCAAGATTAAATACTCTTCTCATCTCCAACTCATCCATATTACCCTGTCTTTGGATCTCTAAGAAGATCTCTGGAACACTCCAAGCATTCCAATCAACGTGTGCTTTAACCCCTTCTGGAAGGCATCTAGGAAGGTTCTCAGGAATGCCTCCTCCAGTAATATGCGACATACCATAAATCCAATCACCCTCATTTAGAAGGCGTTCTACAACAGGAGCATAGATGGTTGTTGGTGTAAGTAACTCAGGGTGACTATAATATCCTAACTTAAGTCTACGTGCCAAATAATTAATAATACTGTATCCATTACTATGAACACCACTACTTGCTAATCCAATAATTCTATCACTTGGTTTTATAGCAGAACCATCAATAATATTTTTCTTCTCTACTATACCAGTACAAAATCCAGCAAGATCAATCTTCATCTGATACTGAGGATGTTCAGCAGTTTCTCCACCTAAGAGATCCATACCTGCTATCTCACACCCCTTAATAATACCTGTCATAATATCAGGTATCTTATCATCCAACTTCTGAGTGGAAATATAATCTAAAAAGTATAATGGTTTCGCACCGCAAGTGATTATATCATTCACACACATAGCAACAAGATCTATACCAATAGTTGTATAGTCATTAGCAGCTTGTGCAATATCAATCTTAGTTCCTACACCATCAGTTCCAGACACCAAAATAGGTTCCTCATATCCTGAAGGAACCTTTATCATTCCACCAAACCCACCAAGGTTAGGAACTTTAGTTTTAAGATCTTCTACAAACTTATTACCAGCATCTATATCAACACCAGCAGTTTTATAATCTAATACAATACCCTCTTCTTTAAAATCAAGGGGATCATCCCAATTCCGATTCGCCATCTCTCTCCTTCGATGTTTTCCAAAAATAATTATCTTCTGATCCTAATCCATCTCTATCGTGACCATTCTCAACTTGATAATAAACTGTTGATACTTTAAAGTCAGGAGTTTTTGGTGTCTCAGGAGTCAAACTATTGTCATAGATTCTCATTCTATTATTAGGATACAAAGCAAACTGCCCATTATCCAATTCAATTAAGTTATGAGATTTATGTTCACCAGGATTCTCACTCGTAGAATAATCTATTAGATCAGGGTCTTGATGATAATTATCTAGCGTACAAATATATGTGCCAGTTTGTTTACCATAATCACGAGTCATTATTTCATAATGCATTGAACCAATGAATTGCTTTTGAACAACAACCAATCCATAATCCATACAGTTCCAAAACTGTAGGTTATGTAATTCCATATCTGGTTCTGGTTTCTCTGGTGATGAGAGAAAAGCACTGATAGGTAGTTTATCGTAAACTGCTGCGTATTCTGGTAGATAAGTTTCAAAATAAAAAGCACGTCCAGGTATCGATTTTGCCGATACCCAAACGCCCTTTACATATTCTCCATGACCACTTTGATGATCAGTGAGATATTCCTTTCTAACCCATACCTCATAAGAAGGTAAGTTACAAATCAATGCTGGCATATACAATGAAATAATATTGGGGTAGATTCCTATAGCCGCTTATCCTGAACCTACCAAAGGGGATAACCGCAGCCAGTATTTCTCTGACTCTTATATTATACCACAGATTTTTCTTTCTGCTTCTTATCTTTAGGAACTCGTTTGAGATCGCTAATAGCATTCTTTATAATGCTGAAAGGACTAGTTAGTTTCATGATTATTACCTCCTAAGTAAGATTTACGAGCATGATGTTCTGGTACAATCTTCTTTAACTGTACGGTGAGGAGTCCATCTTCAAACTTGACTGATCCAACCTTCGTATCGTCGGAGACCGTCCAAACTCGTTTAAAACTTCGTTGGGCCAATCCTTTGTGGATAAACGTTCCATCAACTTCCGATTCTTCTTTTCTGCCTTCGACAAATAGTTTTCCAAACTCCGTGAAGACTTGTAACTGATCTTCCTTAAACCCTGCAAGTGCGATCTCCAGTGTTGACTCATGATTATTCAATTGAATTAAATTATATGGTGGATAATTTGATTGTGGGAATTCTGAATTAAAAAAACGATCCAGATAGTCATCCATCCCAATTCCGTTTTTCTGAATCCTTTCCATTAATTCTGGAAGGTTAGCGGAATGATAGCGTTGTAATGCGTTCATGGTTCTCCTTATTAAGCGAGTGTGTAATTTGTACCCCGAAGGCGTACACTACTATTTAACCATAAAGCATTAAAAAAGGGGATGTTGTATCCCCTACTTATTTATTCGGTTTATGCGTCAAACAAAGCATGTTTAGAAGTACCTGCATTGTCATTAGATATATTTCCTATACCAGTTTCTTCGGTTTCCTCTAATTCATATTCCCAATCTTCTATCACAGTATTGGAAAGCATTCTATCAGAAAGAAGATCCATTTGTTCTCTTGCTATCTCTTCAGATTCTGCATCAAACCAAAAATCAATTGCCTTACCAATCCTCAACAAATGTGGTTGAAGTTTAGGGGCAACCATTTTAACATTATTCATTACTGCATTACCAGCAGCATCAGATACAGAACCTCTTAACCTAACAAAGACTAATGCTTTAAATCTCATGGTTTATCTGCTATATTCTTTAATAACTTCTCAATTCTTAAAAGAGTATCTAAGATCTCATGAGTTGTTGTTTTAGTTTCTTTAGCTTCCATATCACTCCAAAATATTGGGGTGGGAGGTTGGATTTCTGTATTACCAACAAGAGACGGGCATTACTACAGTAGTAAATTTTACATCTCTGCCTGAGACCCGACTGGTAAGTCGATTCTACTCTTGCGAGTAGCAGCACCACCTGTGTCTCGTCACCTTAACCAGCTATATGCCAGAAAGTTTATTCAGTCACTCCCCGTTGAACCCGTCGATTCAACAAATATATTATAGCATAAAAAAAGAGGGTGTCAACCCCCTTTATTCTCCTGAGTAATTACTCTCTGCTAATTCAAGATCAACCAAGAAAGGTTCTGTTTCACCTTCAATTTGATCTTTAATCCAAATTTCTACATTTAATTCATGTAGATTTTTTCTAAACTCAGACTTTAGATTTAATAGATCTTCTGGAATAGGATCAAGAATATTTTCTCTACGAAGATTCCAAGAGTAAATCATATTTGTAATGAATCTCTCTCTTGCACCTTTAATTTTCTTTGCTTGCTTGTTTGCTGTATTAACAATCAAAAACTTAGCTAGTTTACCCTCATTGTTAATTTCTAAAGTTTTTCTAATGACATCATCAGCATACCTTTTAAGAAAACTATTGTTGTCTTCAATAGTTTTTATTATATGATGGGTAAACTCATCTTCAGTATCATGTGCTTTGAAATCATTATCCTTACGTTCAATAAAGGTATTAATCTCATCCTGATCAGTATCATGACTTACTTTACCAGCCACACTATTAGAATCATTTAATGAATTAAAAATTTCATTAACTATTTGAGTGATAGTTCCAGCATGTTCATATCTGGATTGTATACCCATCAAATTAAGCAACTCTCTGATCTCTTTTCTACTTGCATCCTTTTTCGATTCTAACTCTAAAACAACTAAAGCTGCTGTAACAAAGTGGTGATTTTTTGTATCTGCTGGAACAGGACTGAATATATTTCCATATATTGCTGCACATTCCATTATAGATCTATTACGTAGATTATTTAACCATCCTAACTCAGGAGCATCCTTTCTAATATAACGAGCAGCAGGACATACTTTAATATGCTTATGTCCATCAATTGATTTTTTAGTGTGCCTTCTATCAAATATTTCCTTACAAGAATCTATAAACAAATAAGGAATAGGCCACGATGACCTATCCCAACCTCCTTCTAGCGAACAATTAAGAGCACCTCTCTTTTCTTCACCAGTATCTTTAATTCCCCTAACAGAATTTGTGGTTATGAGGAGATCTACTTTATTAACAATCTCAATAGTTTCTAGTTGTAGTAGAGGAAAATCTATATAAGGATCATCTTCATGTTTCATGATTAAATCATTTACATTAAGAGTATCCCAGCTTAACTTTTTAGCCATTTGTAATCTCCAAATAAGACAATCACTACGGATCATCGTGGTTATAGTTATATTGTAGCATAAAAAAAGAGGGTGTCAACCCCCTGCTATATCTGATCTAATTTATCAAACGAAAAATAAGCTCCCATAGAA